TTGCAAACTAGGTCTATCAACAAATCCAAATTCCCTGCCAACATTTACTGCCATTGGCATTTGAACCGGATTTTCTGCCACATTTATCGTTTTCCCATGTCTTTTAAGAAAAACGGCATAAGGAGTTTGTTCATCTGATGCTGCTGCTTTTGCCATTGATGGGTTTAAAGAAAAACTTTTTAAATTTTCTGCATTCTTTGCACTTGTTTCATGCCAAAACCCATTTTCAAACGCCATTGCCGCCGCCCTTTGTTGCGGCGTATTGCCAGCAGGCAACCCTAATCCGCCCTGATCTACAGGCAGCGCAGCGCGTTGCTGGGCAAGACGCAATGCTTCGGCTTGTGGCGCCGCCATCAGTTTACCGCCCACCGCACGCACAGTGCCGAGCACACCAGGTCCAAAGTTCAATGCAGCGTCAATACCTTGCCCAATCATCTCCTGCTTGTTCTCAGGATTCATTTGCGAGAGCACGCCACGCGGAGGATTCTTTAACGCTTCTGCCCATGCAGTCGGCGATACCAAATCGCTGACGTTCTTTTGCACGCCGCGGCCCCATTGGGCGGCGGCATCCAGTGCCCGACCGACCATGCTGTCAGGTTCGGGTGTCGGCAACGCCATGCCTTGCTGGTATCTCAGCGCAGCTGCCAGTCTGTTGGCTTCAGCCATTATTTATTCCTGCTCGATATTGCTGCGGCTTTGCTCTTGGCGTCGGCTTTGCTGCTCGCGCCCCACGCCTTGAGTGCAAGTGCCAATCTGGTCGGCTCGCCATTCTTTTCCATCGGCCCTGGCATACCGCCCATGCGTGCAAGGAAGCTGGCACGCCGCGGGTTATCGCCAGCCTTTACAGGCGCCTTGAGCGTGCCGCCTGTTTCGGCTTTATAGCTCGCTCGCCCTTTGGCATTCAGCCCGCCTTCGGGATTCTTGCCCTCTTTGCGCGTCCAGGCGGCGGTCATTTTTTCTTCTCTGGCTTTGCAGTCTTTGCTGATTCTCGGAAAGCGTCAGCAGTCGGCGCGCCGGGTGTGCCAGGCTTACGCATACGTTCGCCAGATCCCGCTTTTATGCGTTCTTGCTTGTCTAAAATGTTGGCATAAAGCCCGGGCTTGTTCATGGCGTAAAGTTGCCCACAGCGATCACAGTCGCGCCGGCGCCGGTGGTGACCTTCCACGCGCCAGACACTGACGCCGCATTGAATTCGATACTGTAAATGCCCACAGGCGTCGTTGCGGCCACGATCACGATACTGGTCGCGTTGTCGATCAGCGTCACGGTGCTGGTCGCGGTCGCGGTCACGGTGATGATCAGCCGATGCAGATAGTCGCCTTTGGCGCCAGTGGTGCCCAGAGGTTGCGCGGTTTGCGATGCTGCGATTGTTTCGTAGAAATACGCATACGGATTGTTAACGCCACTCATAATCTGCCACTCCTGGTTGTTTTCATTGTTGACCACATATCGTTTAATGTAACCGTGTTTTCAGGTCCGACCATTAGCGGTTTGATCCGGTCCGGCGGCTTGACGGTCGGTTCGGCTCGCCAAGCAATCGCTAACATTCTCATTGCGTCTGCCGGGTGCGAGCACCAATCATGCCGCGGTGTCTGCCTAAACGCCTTCTTGTCCTCGTCATACTCGCGCTGATACTGGCGCAGCGCCTCGATGCCCTCGCTGCACCGGTCCTCGTCTAACCAGGTATAGGGCAGCATCATTCGCACCGCCTGGATGCCGTCCTGCACGCTCAGATCCGGCACGATGGCCATGTTGTTGATGCCGAGGTGCTCGGCCATCTGCTCGATCACGCTCTTACCAGATGCGGCCAGCGTCTTGGCGCGGGCGTCGTGCGGCAGGTAGTGCTTTCCGTAACGATAGGGCTTGCCGGTGACCACCGCAGCCAGCTCGCTGATGTTGGCGCCGCTGACGGCGTAATAGTCGATGACGTGGATCTCGCCGCGGATGACCTGATAGAACCAGATCGCGGTGTCATCACGATAGCCGAGATCCCATGCGGTATGCACCGGCACCTCGGGCTGGTAGTCCACCCGGGTGATGCGGCCGGTATCGGTCGCCTCGCGCATCTCGACGCCGTAAAAGGCGCCGAGGATGGCGGCCTCGAAACTGCACTCGTATTCCTGGTCGAACTGGTCCTTTGAAAGCTGCGATCGGGCAGCATCCAGCTCGGTGGCAGGCAGCAAGCCCGACTTGCTGGCCGGCAGCTCAAGCAGGAACCAGTCATCTTTCTGTTTGGCGGCGGTTTGGCGTATATCGTAAAACTGATTTTTGCCCTTCGGCGTGCCCCCAAAAACGCACCAGCCCTGCTTGTCACTTAGTGCCGGCCTGACCACGTTACCCCATACGCTGGGCTTGAAGTCGCCGAATTCGTCCAGATAAACGCCGCTGAAGCCCAGCCCTCGCATGGCGTCTGCGTTGTCAGCGCCGAATAGCCGGATCTTGCTATTGTTCAGCAGCGTGACCGTCAGCTCGGCTTCGTTGGCATCCTTGCTGATCGGCCGGCTGTAGTGCTTCAAGTAATCCCAAACCACGGATTTAGCCTGGCTGCGATATGGCGCCACGTAACCATAAAGCGGCATTGAGTCCTTGCTGGTGAAAGCAGCGCGGATCATGTCGTTGATAGCGGCCACGGTCTTACCTGCTCGCCGGTGCGCGACCAGGCAGGCCCAGCGATGCGTGCGGTTGTGAAAAGGCATAAACGCCCGCCGCGGCGCGTATGGGATCTCGACTTTAACAATGTTCACTCGGCCAACCGCCAAGTGGCTTCAACAACCTGCGGCCCGCCATCAGGACCGCTGACCTCGGACCGCGCCAGCTTGGGGATATGGTATTCAATGGCCTTGAGATACAGATCCGCGGCTTTGCCCGGATCTTCGGCGGCGACTTCACCAAGCCAACGAGCAAAATTGCCTGCGTTGTCCTGAGCAATTAACGCAATGGCATTACGCACATCGACCGTCGTCTTGTTGCCGACCCCGGCTTTGCGCCCGCCTGTTTTTATACCTTTTGCCATCTATCTTAATCTGAAGTAGACGCTCACTTCAGCACCCGCAGCTTGTAGATTGTCGAATCAATCAGCTCTGACGCCTCATCAATGATGTTTTGCAGCTGGCTATCGTCCGGCAGCACTTTGCGGATTGAATCCACAAAATCTTTGATTTGTTCCAGATATTTCAGCGGTGACTTGGCAATATGAAAATCGGCCGGATACGTTTCGATCACTGAATAACAACCCTGAAACGCCTCGGCCCAGCGGTCCACGATGTCGACGATGCCTTCGTAGTATTTCTGAAGTGCTTTGTGCTCGCTAAAACTTTTCGTCTGCAAGTGCATGAAATGGGCATTCGTGCCGCTATGAAACAGCACAGACACAAACAGCGCAGCGTTCTTCTGATGGTCCACAAGCGCCCTTTCGATAAGGCAACGGCGACCGCCGGGTGAGCGCCCGCATCGCTCAAGTCGCCGTTTAGCGGGTAGGGATGCGCTTCACGGAGGAGATCAGCGCCCAGCCAGTTTAGTGCACAATAATTTCGCGTGCAAGTCAAAAATTCAGGATAAATCGACAATTCGCTGCACGTAGCGCCCTTTTACGTTCTTGCGCCAACCATGAACCTCAATTCGAATGCCAGCTTCCCGCACTCGACCGATGGTTTCCGAGTCCATAACCTTTTTAACCCGATTGGCCACGCCCTCACTGGTGACCTGGACCGCGAGCACCTCGCCGCGCCGGATGGCCAGCATATCGGCCCAGCCCCACAAGTCTTTCCGCGTTCGGGTAAATGAATTCCATTTTTCGACCACTTCGACCAGGTAACCGAGTTCGCGAAGTGCCGCCAGACTGCGTTGGGTTGGTGTCATGGGTTATTCCTTTGTTTTAACAACCATTGGGTAACTTTGGTGCTTGATTCAGAATTATTGTGCCGGTCTGGATGACACAAACGAATCAAAAGTGGCAGCATTTCTTTTAATTCATTGCTGGCATTGTGTTTGGGCGGGGGCGTGTAATACCTTGCTTCTCTTGCGCCCTTCAATTTTTCTTCGCGTTCGTTCTTTTGTTTTATCCAACATTTCAAACAAATCTTTTTCCATTCTTCGTCTGCAAAAAAAACATTATGACATTGCCGGCAATTAATATAATTTTCCATGCTGTTATTGCGCCAATGTGCGCCATACCGCGCCAATGTGCGCCATCTTAAACATTGGCGCACTACAGCGCGGGCGGTGCGCCAATGCGCCGCACCGCGCTGGGGGGGTATGGGGGGAGGAGCGCAGCGCACTTTTTGCCCTCTTTGGCGCATTTATGTTAGTCCTCACTAACATATTAGTTACCCTCCTTTTGGTCGTTTTCGTCTTGCATTGGCGCACTTCCGGCCACGAATACCTCTTTCAATTTCCGGTCTTTGGTCTTAAATGTTGATCTATAAATGCTTCCTTCGGCCTGCATTTCGGCCAACAAATCCATTAAATCGGATGACGATTTAACGCTTTTGGGAAACCCTGACCGCTTGCTCAAAAGGTGCCAAACAGAGAAACCGCCGGTATTGGATGTGGTAACTATTTCGCCGCGATTATTAAAATCTTTAATCATGCTGGCCAGTATGCCCTTTGCCAGATTTGCGGATTTCCGGCGTTCGGCGGCAATAATTGCGGCATTGGCAGCGGCACCGGAATCAGTAAAACTGCCATCTTCAAGCGGCACGCCGTCGTGCCAGCGCAGGCGCACTGTCTTTGCACGCGGTCCTAAATTGGCCTTTTGGTGCTCAATGGTCAGGCAATCCTCGTCCTTTTCGACGTTGAGAGACAGGCGCGAGCGCACAGAATTGTGCCAGGCGGTCGAACCGGAATAATCCTCCCGACCGGCATCCCGACCGCCGATCGCCGACACCTTATTGACGTGCGCCAGTAGCAGCACAGCGCGCTCTGGTCGGGCAATACGTGACCGCAGCGAGCGCACAAACTGCCGCACCCTAGCGCGTTTGATTTCGTCATCGTCAAAAGTGTCGCTGGCATTGTCGACCACCACCAGGCCAATATTGCGCTTGGCGACCAGCTCGGACAGGGCGCCAAGCAGCTTGGTTTCGGTCACGCCGCGGTTATCGCGGTGCAGTGCAGGATCTATATCAGATGCGTCTAGCAACAGCAATTTGCCTTCCAAATCGGCCGGCGCCACAGAAAGCGCTTTGCATAGGCTGTGGAAACGCCGCAGAACAACCTGTGCGCCGTCCTCGCCGCTAAAGAATAGGACAGGTGCCGCAATGGTCGGCAAACCGCAGAAAGTGCGTCCTAGCGCGACATGAATCGCCAGCGACATGGCAACATAAGATTTACCACTGCCGCCGTGACCGGCCAGCAAAGTGACTTCGTTGTGCGGAATCCAGCGATCGACGAAATGGGGTATTGCCGTAAATGGATCGGCAAATGCGTCAAAAGCCAGTAATTGTTTTTCGAGATCGGATATTGTGACTTCCGGTTCTGGTGTGCTTGATGCAGAGCTGGTGCCGGCCATAGGATTCTTCCACCCCGCAGCCTGGGCGCGAGAAAATAAGGTTTTGATCGTCACGCCGGCGGCTCGATTGGTCGAAAACGACAGCCATTTCGCCCGCTGCACCTTGTGGTCGAATTTCCCCGACCGGCCTGACCAATCCACCCAGACCTGATATGCGAGATCGCCCAGGCCGGTCGCGTGTAGCGCCATGCCTGCCTCGATCCACTGGTG